ATTTTGGACACATCCTTTAGAGTGGAGTGGCAAAATTACAGAAACACCGTCCTTCTTACTCAAGGCGACGATTTAAAAAAACTTTCTACAAAAATCCACAAAATAGTTACTATTTAAGTTGCTAGATTGGATTATTACACTTATATTTCCTTATAAGTAAATTTTTAAACTAAAACAATAAGTTATGGGAATGGATTTAAGTGCCATAAAGTCAAAGCTTAGCTCATTACAGAGCAATAAGCAAGGCGGCCAAAAGAGAGATATGTCTCTCATCTTGTGGAAACCTACTGTAGGTAAACACAGCGTTCGTATTGTTCCAGCTACATGGGACAGATCAAATCCTTTTAAAGAGGTATTAGTACATTATGGTATTGGTAACCGTACTATGATTTCATTAGTTAATTTCGGTGAAAAAGATCCAATTGTTGAATTTTCTAAGCAATTAGCAACAGCAGGGGATAAGGAAAACTGGGTTATGTCTAAGAAATTAGAACCAAAGATGCGTGTCTTTGCTCCTGTCATCGTTAGAGGTGAAGAAGAGAAAGGTGTACGTTTATGGGAGTTCGGTAAGCAAATTTATGCCGAGTTATTATCATTAGCCGACGATCCTGATGTAGGAGATTACACAGATGTAATTGAAGGTCGTGATATTACAATTGAAACTACCGATGCAGCTGCTAACGGTACTGGTTATAATCAATCTAAGGTACGTGTTCGTACTAAAACTACTCCTTTATCAGAGGATGCAGCAGAAGTAGAAAAGTGGTTAAATACTCAACCAGAAGTATTCTCTATCTTTAAGAAGTATCCTTACGAGGAGATGAAAGAATCTTTATTAAGTTGGTTACATCCTGAAGCTGCAGCTGACGAACCAGCTCCTGCTGCACCAGCACCAGCTGCTGCACCTACCAAACCAGCATCATTTGCTTTAAATACAAAACCTAAAGCAGATATAGACACAGAATTCGACGAACTTTTTAAATAATAGTACAACATGGCGAAAGGAACTAAAGCTTCTCTTAATGAGAGTATAGCGGGTGCTTTAAAAGGTACCTTTAACCTAGATAGCTTCAAAGAATCAAAGAACTTATCTAGTACATCTATTAAGATGAAAACCCAAAAATGGATTCCTTTATCACAAGCCTTTCAAGATTGTCTATCTATTCCTGGTATACCTCAAGGTCACATTACACTTTTACGAGGTCATTCTGATACCGGTAAAACAACAGCTCTATTAGAAGCAGCAGTAAGCGCCCAGAAAATGGGCGTCTTACCTGTTTTTATTGTAACGGAGATGAAGTGGAATTGGGAGCATGCCAAGCAAATGGGTTTACAATATGAAGAAGTAGCTGACGAGTTTGGAGTAATTAAAGACTACAAGGGATTTTTCTTGTATGTAGATAGAGAGAGGTTAAATAGTATTGAAGACGTAGGTGCATTTATTGCAGACCTATTAGACGAACAGAAGAATGGTAGATTACCTTACGATTTATTATTTTTATGGGATTCAGTAGGTAGCATACCTTGTGAATTATCTATAACCTCAAATAAGAATAACAACGAGTGGAATGCAGGAGCTATGTCTAAGACATTCGGTAACTTTATTAACCAAAAGATCGTATTATCACGTAAAGAGAGTCAGCCCTATACCAACACAATGCTAGCAGTTAATAAAATCTGGGTAGCTAAAGCAGAAAACATTATGGCACAGCCTAAGATGAAGAATAAGGGCGGTGATACGATGTATTTTGATGCATCTTTAATCGTTACTTTCGGTAATGTTACTAGTTCAGGTACAAATAAGATCAAAGCCACCAAAAACGGTAAGGATGTAGAGTTTGCAAAGAGAACTAAAGTTAGTTGTGATAAGAATCACGTTAACGATGTAACGTCTGCCGGTAGAGTTATTATGACTGCACATGGATTCATCGATGATACCAAGCAAGCTATTGATGCTTACAAGAAACAGTACTCTAAAGATTGGTTAAAGACTTTAGGTACTACTGATTTTGAAGTAATTATCGAAACTGATGATGATAGTAGAGATATCTTTGATGCTTCAGAAGAATAATATGAATAAAGATTACAGCAAACTATTTGAGCAAATAGAAAAAGAAAAAAATGAGACCCTGCATAAAAATAGCAGGGTTCTTATTGTAGACTCGTTAAATACGTTTTTACGTAGCTTTGTAGCAATACATCATATTAATCCAGCGGGCAATCACGTAGGAGGATTAGGTGGCTTCTTAAAATCTATCGGTGCAGTCATAAAACAATTACAGCCTACTAGGGTTATTTTAGTTTTTGACGGTGTTGGTGGTTCAACAAATAAGAGGTACCTATATCCCGAGTATAAAGCCAATAGACACATTACAAAAATATCAAACTGGGATGCATTCGATAATCAAGAAGAAGAGTCCGAGTCTATTACAGCACAAATTGTAAGACTAATTGCTTACTTAAGGTGTTTACCTGTTGACTTAGTAATGATTGATAAGATAGAAGCAGATGACGTCATTGGATACCTTGCAACTAGGTTTCCTGAGAGGGTTACTATACTCTCTACCGATCAAGATTACATCCAGCTTGTATCAGATAAAATATCTGTATATTCACCAGTTAAGAAAGTGATCTATAATCCACAACAAGTAATAAAAGAGTACGGAATCCCGCCTCATAATTTTTTAACGCATAAAGTTATAGTAGGTGATAAGGGAGACAACGTCCCTGGGGTAAAAGGTATTGCAATTAAGACGTTAATTAAGATGTTTCCAACAATAGCAACAAGTGAGCATGTTAGTCTTGGAGATTTATTAGAGGAGTGTAAAGATAAAGGTAAAAAATTTGCAGATATTTGTAATTATAAACATCAACTTACTATTAATAAAAAGTTAATGGATTTAACCGATCCAAACATACCTGAAGAAGATGCAGAGATGCTAGATGTACTTATTCTAGCACCAAATGATACCTACGACCCTACTAAATTTGTAAAGTTATATAACGAAGACATACTAGGCAAGACTTTACTTAGTCCTCAAATATGGCTAGGTGAAACTTTTGCAAAATTAACACAGTATAAGTTGAAAGATCGAGAATAGTTTACTACATTAAAGAATAAAGAGAAAAGAGTTATGGCAGTTTTAAATCAGTTGAATCAATACGGGGTAGGCTTTCAAGTAAAAGTACTATCTAGTTTACTTAAACATAAAGAGTTTTTACAAAATATACATGATATTTTAGAAGAGGAGTTCTTTGATAATCCAGCACATAAATGGATTGTAGAGGAGGTTTTAAAGTACCATTACAAGTATCATGCAACACCTACTAAAGAAGCATTATCAGTAGAAGCTAAAAAAATTGATAATGAGGTATTAAAAGAGTCTATTAAGAGTCAATTATTAGAAGCCTACAAAGCCTCTAACGAAGATCAGGAATATGTTGAGCAGGAGTTTGCTAATTTCTGTAAAAACCAACAATTAAAGAAAGCATTATTATCTTCAGTTGAATTATTAGAGAAAGGACAGTACGATGATATTAGATACTTAATCGATTCAGCATTAAAAGCTGGCATGGATAAAAATCTAGGTCATGAGTATGAAAAGGATACTGAAACTCGTTATAGAGCAGAAGAAAGAAATCCAATACCCACACCTTGGCCTCATGTCAATGATTTACTACAAGGAGGATTAGGAGCAGGTGATTTAGGTATTATCTTCGGTAATCCAGGTGGAGGTAAGAGTTGGATGTTAACTGCTTTAGGTGCTATGCCTGTATCATTAGGCTTTACTGTAAACCACTATACTTTAGAACTATCAGAATCTTACATGGGTAGGAGATATGATGCTACATTTACAGGATGTAAAGTACAAGAATTAGGTTTACATAGAAAAGAGGTAGATGAAGTAGTGGGTAAATTAAAAGGAAAGTTAGTCATTAAGGAATTTTCAATGGGCAAAGCATCTATATCCTCTATTGAATCTCATATTCAAAAATGTACCGATCTTGGACAAAAGCCAGATTTAGTTCTTATCGATTACGTGGATTTACTAAAATCAAAGCGTAAATCTATTGATAGAAAGGATGAAATTGATGATATTTATATCTCCACTAAGGCTTTAGCAAGAGATCTTAAGATACCAATTTGGACTGTATCTCAAGTTAATAGAGCTGGTGCAAAGGACGATGTAATTGAAGGAGATAAGGCAGCTGGTTCGTATAATAAGATTATGATTGCGGATTTTGCAATGTCTTTATCCCGAAAGAGATTGGATAAAATGAATGGAACAGGTAGAAGTCATATTATGAAAAATCGATATGGCGGCGATGGTATGACCTATCCGATGAAGATCAATACCGAGAACGGTAATATTGAGATTATGGATAGAGAGATGGAAGAAGGTGAATTTACAGTAGAGAATGGTAATCAAGGACATAAAGCACCTACTACTAATTTTAGCACAGAGGAGAGAAATTATTTGCAGCAAAGGTTCTTTGAATTGGGGAAATAGGATATTTATAAATACAAAAAATAATCGGTATGAGTTTACTAGGCTTACTAAACAAGAAAAATAAGAATCCATTGGCTCCAACGCCAAATCAAGAAACCTATGAGCAATTAGTCTTCAAAATGGAAGCTAATGGCACTAATGATTTAGTAGAACGCTATAATGTCGATTTTACCTTCAGACCTCCTGCAAGTACAACTAAGTACACGGAGACTATTTTCAAAGAACAAGCAGCCGGAAAGGCCTAAACTGAAATAAAAGTTATAAAAAATTCCGAAAGTTAAAAACCTTCGGTTGATATATCTATCTGTAAAAACGATATTAAAATTTTAAAAACAACAATTAAATATTTAGAAAATGGAGGTGAGTAGTAGTATCCTTTCGGATTTGACAGTCTACATGAAGTATGCAAAGTTTAATCCTACAGTAAACAGAAGAGAAACGTGGCAAGAGCTGGTAGATAGGAATAAAGCAATGCATTTAAAGAAATTCCCTAAGTTGAGTGAGGATATCGAGAGTGCTTACAAGTTTGTCTACGATAGAAAAGCTTTACCTTCAATGCGTTCTATGCAATTTGCAGGCAAGCCTATTGAAATTAGTCCTAACCGTATCTACAACTGTGCTTATCTTCCAATTGACGATTGGAGAGCCTTTAGAGAAACGATGTTCTTGCTATTAGGCGGTACTGGGGTAGGTTATTCA